TAAAAACATAAGATTAAGAGACGAAAAAGGGAAGTTCGCAAAAGGCAATTACAAGACCATAGGGTTTTTAATATCAAGGTCAATATACAGAAAGGGAATTAAGCCTTCTTTGTTTTTTACAAAACCTTTTGAAAGGTCATTTAAGAATTTACCAGATGAGGTGGTTAAAGCCTTTGCATTAGAAATAGAAGATTTATTAGATTTTACAACAAAGAGATAAAATGGCAAATATATTATTAAGAAGTCCTTACTACCAATATGCAGTTGAAGCTGGCAGTATTTCAGCCAAGTTAGAATTGAGTATAAATGGTAATTTGGAATACACCATAGTTAAAGACAATGTAGGCACAAGCAATTTATTTGAAGTCTCTGAATTAGTTTCAGACTTTTTAGATGTTACCTTTGACGGAACATACACAAGTCAAGTTGCGGTATTCTCTGGAGTAATTACTTTTTATGCAGGGGCAAACGGAACAGGTGCGGTTGTAGGTACACCAACACAATTTAGTCATATTGGTTTAGATGGTTACAGTACTTTTTTAGAAGGAAAGAATTATGCCATAGCAGACGAAACATTATTGCAAGCAAATACAACAATGTATGTACCCGAAGGTGTTGCTGGTGTTATACCTTACATAGACGAAGGAGAAATAGTTTACCAAGCCTTTGATGGTTCTGCAACTTCTGCAACCGTTTTAACTATTCCTTTAACTATAAAAAGAACTTGTGACCCTAAGTACACACCTATAAAAATAACCTTCTTAAATAAGTATGGTGCTTTACAAGACTTATGGTTTGACAAGAAAAGTGTAAACACATATACAAGTACTTCAGAAACATTTAGAAGAAATGTAATTGGAATAGACGGTTCTTATAGCACTTCAGCGCACCAAACATATAACACTAATTATTCAGCTACGGAATCTGTAACATTAAACACAGGGTTTGTAGACGAAGGAATGGATGAGGTTATTAATCAACTTACATTGTCGCCTAAAATATGGGGAACAATAAATAGTCAAGTTGTGCCTTTAAGCATTAAGACAAAAAACCAAACAAGAAAAACAAAACTAAATGACAAACTAATAAACTACACCATTGAATTTGATTACGCTTTTGATTACATAAACAACATTAGATAAATGCAGACATTACAAGTTTACATAGGGGAAACAAGATTGGATTTATTTAGTGACGAATCAATTAATGTTACACAATCAATTCAAAACATAAAAGATATTAGTAAAATCTTTACTGATTTCTCAAGGTCATTTACAGTTCCAGCTTCTAAAACTAACAACAAGATATTTAAACACTACAACAACAAAAACATTGTAGGTGGTTTTGATGCAAGAAAGAAAGTTGAAGCAAGACTTGAAATAAACAACAAACCATTTAGAAGTGGTAAAATTAGGCTTGACGGTGTTAATTTAAAAGGCGGTGTAACGTCTTCTTATAAAATAACATTTATAGGTAATACGGTAAACCTAAAAGACATTGTTGCAGAAGAAAAATTAGAAACACTTGATTGGTTAGACAACTTCACTTTAAACTATTCAGCAACACAAGTTAAAGATGCTTTACAAAACGGTAAAGACTTTACTTTTAGCGAACAAGTATATCCACAAGCAATAGTTGCGCCATTAATTACAAACACAACACGTTTGTTTTATGATAGTGCTGCCACGCCCCCAGACACATATCCAGCATACCCAAACGAACAAGGTGGTAACTTATATGTACAACCTACATACGATGCCACAACGCATAGTGGGGTTTACTATGAAGAACTTGAATATGCTATAAGGGTACACTTAATTGTAAAAGCCATAGAACAAGAATATGGTTTAGTTTTTAGTGCTGACTTCTTTAATGAAACAAACTTAGAATACTACAATCTTTATATGTGGTTGCACAGGGATAAGGGTAGGGTGTTTGAAGGTGATTCAATTATAACATTAGCCGCACCTTTTGAAGAAGGTACAAGGTCAAGATTTAGATTGTTTCAAGACAAGCTAATTGTGTTTAATGCAGATATTGGTTCAAAAATAAACTATACATTAAGTGTAACTACAAACACACCAGCTACTTTTAAGGTTATTGTAAAAAAAGACGGTACTACTTATAATTCAACAACCGTTGAAAATGGAACAACAGTACAATTAAACGGTGTTTTACAATCAAGTTCAACAGGATATAAAGTTTATGTAGAAAGTGAAGACGTATTTACGTTTACTGCAACTTGGGATATATTAGACGTTTTTAATGGTCAAGAACTAACGAGTTCAGCAACCAATGTACAAATGAATACCATTAGGGAATTTATTATTACAGAGAATACCCCTAATATGAAAATAATTGATTTCTTAAATGGTTTATTTAAGACTTTCAATTTAACTGCATATGAAAAAGATGGTACAATATACATTGATACTTTAGATAGGTACTATGCCGCTTCAACACACGTTTGGGAATTAGACAAACACATAGACGCTAAAGATGAGGTAGTAGACAATGCTTTGCCGTTTCAAGAAATAGATTTTAAGTACAAAGGAACGAATACATTTTTAGCAAAGAAACATACAAACGTATTTGCGCAAGAATGGGGCGAACTTAGATATACTTCAGAAGACGGTTTTAACGATGCTTCACCGAATGTTTATAGTGTAGAATTACCTTTTGAACACGTTAAATATGAAAGACTATTAGACAACGCAGACAAGTCAAACACCAATGTAATGTATGGTTGGTTTGCAGATGACAAGGGAAGTTCTTATGTAGGTGAACCATTGATATTTTACCCTATACAAAATAGCGGTACAGACATACAGTTTTTAAATAACGAAAATTATGTAGACGCAAACAGTAGGACAATAATAAACAACTATTTTGTACCTTCTAATAGTTTGTCTTTAGATTCAGCGGTTAGCACTTCTAACTTAAACTTTTATTTACAAGCAAACGAATACACATTTACACCTGCATTTACAGGAACTTTATTTGCTAAGTTTTACAGGACTTACATTAGAAATGTATTTGATGTAAGGAACAGACTAACAAAACTTACTGCAAAGCTACCTTTAAACTTCTTACTTAAATTTCAACTAAACGACAAAATAAGATTTAGGGGTAATTACTATAAAATAAATTCAATTACTTCAGACCTTTTAACGGGTAAAGCTACACTTGAATTAATCAACCAATATGAGTTTGTAGAAACTACCATTAATATTGAAGATGGTGGCGAAGGTGGTGGTGAATTGATTCCTTTACCAGAAGGTGATTTGCCTTGTCCATTAGCAGACAGTACTTTTTGGACTGTTGATAGTACAGAAGTTACGGTAGATAGAGATTGTTCAGAGCCAATACCAGACCCTGAACCCGAACCCGAACCTTGTAGTTTAACAATGTTTGCATCTACTGCCGTGACAAGTTCTGACGGTTTAGCTTGTGGTTTATCTAACACAAGAAGTTTATGGCACGATGGTTCGTTTACATACCCACAAGTTGGAGACAGAATACACGCAGACGCTAATTGTCAAACATTCATCAATGACGGATTTATTAAAGTAAGTGATGAAGACACCACATTACAAGTTGTAAGAACTGCGCCTAATTTATTTTCTGTTGTTGTTGCAAAGTCAAGTTGTGTTACAGACTACCTTCCAACAGTTGTTACTAACCCTGCAAGCGCAACTGAAACGACTGCAACATTATCTGGTGTAGTTACAAACGTAGGTATGCAACCTTACACAGTAAGAGGGTTCTACTATATTTTAGGAACAGGTTCACCTTTAAATGGAACAAGAGTTGAGGTAAGTGGTACTGACATAAATACATTTACAACAGGAATAAGCGGATTACAATCTGGACAAACATATTCAGTAGTTGCTTTTGCTACAAACAATGTAGGAACTGCATACGGAAACGTAGTGCAATTCTTTACAAGTACGGCAACATCTGCGCCAAGTGTTACAACTGTTTCAAGTCAAGATGTATTAGGAACAAGTGCGGTTTTAAATGGTAACATAAATGACGTTGGAAGTCCTAACTATTTTGAAAAAGGATTCTATTGGAAAGAAGGTAGTGGTACACCAACAAGTTCAGATAATATAGAATATGTAGGGGGTACAAATAGCGGTGCTTTTAACGGCACACTTACAGGCTTAAACTATTCTACATTACATTCGTTTAGAGCGTTTGCAACAAATAGCGTAGGAACAGACACAGGCGTTACATTAGAGTTTACAACTTTAGCACCTACTTGTAATGGTGGAACTTTAAGTTTTACTAATGGTACGCTTACAGGGTACAATATGAGTATTGACACAGGGGTTTTACCTTACAGTTCTTGTTCAAGTTCTTATGATATTGATTTAGACCTTTACAACAATGACACGGAATGGACTTCTACAAGTCAAGTAACAAGCATTACGGTGTTTGAAGGTTCTACTGATGTAACAAGTGAATTTACAATTACTAAAACATTAGGGGGCGGCAATAGAATGATTTTAAACTTTGCAAGTACAACGCCAGACATTTTTGATTTTCCTAATAGAACATTTACGGTTAATGTTACTGCGCCAGCGGCGGTTACCTACCAAACGGACATAACAGTTACACAAAGCGTATCACATTCAAGTTTAGTAGTTACAAATTCAGTAGGAACGGTTGTTGCTCCTAATTCACACACAGTTGTTGCGGGTGAAGGTAAACCTTATTCATTTACTTACACATACACGGCAGATAGTGGTTTTAGATTCACAGGAATTGGTAATATTCAAAACGCTTTTGGTAATGGCGTGAATGTTGTTGTGACTTCTTATACTGAAAGCACAATAACGGTTGTAATAAGTGGTGTTATAGGTTCTTCAGACCAAAGCGCAACGGCTTCTTGGGAAGGAACGGCAATATCGGATGCAGCAACAAGTGCAACACTATTATATAGATATGGCACAAGCGGAACATTTTTATCTATACCAGCGGGAGGAATAGAAGTAAATAGTCAGCAAACTATTCAAATACAAGTAACACCAGACGGCGCATATTATGTAGGACTTAGTAGCAACAACGCAATAAGCGATGTAACACCAATTACCGTAAATAGTGGTGACGAAACAATACATACATTAACGGCTCAAACATTTACAGGTGGTGAAGGATTGTTAAAAACAACCTTTAGAGTTTACCCAAGAGGTTCAACAAGTTCAATAGCTGCGGCTACATTATTTTATCAAGGTTCACAATGATACTAATTAAATTACTCAATTTAGATGACTTCTATGGTGCAGATGAAACCATAGAGGTCGCAAAAGGAAAATACAAGTTAGCCCAAACGGTTAAAGAAGGAATTAAACAAATTAAAAGAGCAAGAAATGATTAAGGAAGTTATTGAAATAGACGTAAGAACCAAAGAAGGCAAAGCCCAATTAAAGGAGTTGCAAAGTGGTGTTAAAGACGTTGGCACAACTTCAAAAGAGGCATCCAAAGAAGTTAATGCTCTTGGTGGTGTAGCTGACAAAGCCACAGGTGGTGCAATAAGCGGTTTTAAGGCACTTAAAGGAACGGTTACAGGTGCAATAAAGCAATTTGGTGTTCTTAAGTTAGCGGTAGCTGCAACGGGAATAGGTGCGTTGGTTTTAGCTATCACGGCAGTAGGTAAAGCGTTTACAAGTTCAGAAGAAGGACAAAATAAGTTTGCTAAAATATTGGGTGTTATAGGTTCAATCACAGGAAACCTTGTGGACTTATTAGCTGACTTGGGTGAAAAGTTAATTTCTGTATTTGAGAATCCAAAGCAAGCCTTAAAAGACTTTGGTAATTTAATCAAAGATAATATACAAACCAGATTTGAAGGGCTTACTGAATTAATACCCCAACTTGGTAAAGCTATTAATCTTTTATTTAAAGGCGAATTTAGTGAAGCTGGAAAAGTAGCTGGTAATGCAGTTGCAAAAGTTGCTTTAGGTGTAGACGATTTAAGCGGCAAAATACAAGGCGCAATAGACAAGACAAAAGAGTTTATTGAAGAAAACGTAAGGGAGTCTAAAATTGCTGCACAAATAGCAGACCAAAGAGCGGCTGCCGACAAACAAGAACGTGCTTTACTTACAGAAAGAGCAGAAGCAAACAGAAAGATTGCGGAACTTAGAGAAAGAGCCGCTGACAAAGAAAATGTAAGTGTAGAAGAAAGAATTGCTGCTTTACAAGAAGCTGGTAGGATAAATGAAGAAATTACACAAAAAGAAATTGAAACTGCAAGGCTTAGATTTGAAGCAAAGAAAGCAGAAAACGCTTTAGCTAAAAGCACAAAAGAAGACCTTGATGAACAAGCGCAATTAGAGGCACGTTTAATAGAATTAGAGACTGCGAGATTACAAAGACAAAAATCTTTAACCGCTGAAGTAACAACGGCAAGAAGGGAAGCTATTGCAGAACAAAAAGCAATAGAAGCTGAAGCAGCGGCTGAACAAAAAGCTAAAGATGCGGAAAAAGAAGCGGCAGATAAAGCTAAAAAAGAAAAACAAGCTGAAGAAGCTAAAAAAGAACTTGACGAAAAGAAAAGAATTGCGCAAGAAGAAATTGCACTTGAACAAAAAGTAACACAAGCTAAAGCACAAGCCTTAGATGCTATTATTGGATTAACAAATAAAGAAAGCGGAATAGGTAAAGCCGCTTTTATAGCTAAACAAATATTAGCCGCAAAAGAAATGGTATCTACGGCTAAAGATACGCTTGGAAAAATTACTTTAAAGTCTTCAGAAGCTGCGGTGTCTACGGCAACAGGTGCGGCAGAAACTGCAAAGGTTGGTTTTCCGCAAAACATACCATTCTTAATAGGTTACGCTGCTCAAGCGGTTGGGATAGTAAGTGCAATTAAGTCTGCGGTTAGTGCTGCAAAAGGTTCAATAGGTGCTGCGGGTGCGGGTGGTTCTACACCTAATATTCAGACACCAAGAATAGGTGGTGCGGCTTCGCCTTCATTTAACATAGTAGGTCAAGGTGGAACAAACCAATTAGCTGAAACCATAGCAGGACAAGACAAACAACCTATAAAGGCTTACGTTGTATCTGGTGAAGTTACAACTGCACAATCAATGGAAAGAAACATTGTTGAAAGTGCATCAATATAAACAAACTAAACAAATAATTGTTTTTAAATAAAATAATAATGAATATAATTGAACTCATATTAGACGAAAACGATGAAATGAATGGAATTGAAGCCATTTCAGTAGTTGAAAACCCAGCAATAGAAGAAGATTTTGTTGCCTTAAAGTCTGAAGAATTAAAACTTGCAGAAGTAGACAAAGAGAAACGTATTCTTATGGGTGCTGCTTTAATACCTAACAAGCCAATTTACAGGCGTAATGGTGAACAAGAGTTTTATATATTCTTTTCTAAAGACACCGTGTTAAAAGCAAGCCAATTATATTTAAAAAAAGGGCGTCAAGGTGAAGCTACTTTAGAACACCAAGAAAAAATAACAGGTTTAACAGTTGTTGAAAGCTGGTTAATTGAAGACGAAGTACACGACAAAAGCCGCAAGTACGGTTTAAATATGCCTTTAGGTACTTGGATGGTTAGTATGAAAGTAGAAAATGACGAAATATGGAACGACTATGTTAAAACAGGCAAGGTAAAAGGCTTTAGTATAGAAGGATATTTTGCAGACAAGTTAGAAATGCCACAAGACAAAGGCTTAAAAGACGAATTAAGCGCAGAAGACCAAGAAGCTGAAGAACTAATTGACAAGATTATTGAGGTGTTACAAGCTAAAACAGAATTAGAATCTTATAGTGACTATCCAAAAGGCGCAAGTAATAACGCAAAGCGTGCTTTAAAATGGGTAGAAGAAAACGGATGGGGTTCTTGTGGTGAAGCAACAGGGAAGGCAAGAGCAAACCAATTAGCAAAAGGTGAACCAATTACAAGAGACACTATTGCAAGAATGGCAAGTTTTAAAAGACATCAACAACATAAAGACGTTCCTTATTCTGAAGGTTGCGGTGGTTTAATGTGGGATGCTTGGGGCGGTTCTGCGGGTGTAAATTGGGCAATAAGTAAACTAAAAGAAATAGATGGTTAAAAATACTTCATACAAGGTACACGCTGGAACAACAACAGACGCTGAACGATTAACTTACAACATTGAAGAAGGTGCATATGTAACAACCGAATCTGGTGTTTGGACTGTTTACAATAATGCTTGGGTTAAAGTTTACCCGCAAGCAGGTGAAGGCACAGGAATAGGCTGGACAAGATACGATGACACACAGTACACTTCTTTAAATAAATTAAGCCTTGTTGATGGAGTAGAAATAAACCTACCTAATAACGCCGTAAACGCTTATAGAAGCTATGCAGGAATAGACTATTATAACGGAACAAGAATATTAGCGGACAACCTAAACGACGTTTATGTTTTAACGGTAGCTTTTAAATGTAGTGCTGCAAATGCAAACCAAACATATTTAAGAATACAATTAGACGCTGAAAATGGCACGCCTTATGAAAGGGTTGGTGTAGATGTTGGTTTCCCAAAAGGTAATGATGTAGAACACGAATTTCACCAAGTATTCCAATACTACGCAGACCAAAACTTTGTAGACAATGGTTCTTTATTAAAATTAACACCAACAGGCGGAACTGCTAAAGTATGGGATATAATATACTTTATACAAAAGACGCAATCTTATGCTTAAACAATTAAAATTTTTATTTATGAGCAAAAAAACAAAAAGTAGAACAAGCCCAAAAGGCGGAAACAGAGGTTGCTTATGCGACAATGGTAAATACTCAAAAGAGTGTTGCAATGGTGATTTACAAAATCAAGGAATAGGTAGCACTATTCAAGGCGGTAGTTCTACAGTAACAAGTGTTGATGGAACAAGAACAAAATCTAACCAAAGAGGTTAAAATACTGTTCAAAAATATAACAAAAATTAATATTAATTGTTTTAATAATAAATAACCCTTATGAGTGCTAAAAATCAAATTAACAAAATCAAGACGTTGCTTGGACTTGAAATAAAGTTAGAGCAAATGAAACTTGAAAACGGTACTATTTTAGAGGCTGAAGCCTTTGAAGCTGGTGCTGAAATCTTTATTGTTAATGAAGAAGACCGCATCGCAGTTCCAATGGGTGAGTATATGTTGGAAGACGGTAAAGTTTTAATCATTGCAGAAGACGGTATTATTGGCGAAATCAAAGAAATGGAAGACGAAGCGCCTACTGAAGAAGCTGCTCCAGAAGCAGAGGTTGAAGTAGAAGCTGAAGCTGAAACATCTACGCCAAAGAAAGTAGTTGAATCAATCACAAAGGAAATGTTCTTTAGTGAAATTGAAAAACTAAGAAATGAAATTGCAGAATTAAAAGCTGCTAAAGTTGAGGTTAAAGAAGAAGTTGAATTGTCTGCTGAAGTTAAAGAAGAAGTAGCCGTTGAACTTTCTGCTGAAGAAGCAGAACCTTTAAAACACAACCCAGAAGGTGCGGTTGAAAAAAAGCAAACAAACTTATTTGCACAAAAAGCACCTAAAACAACAAGAGACTTAGTATTCTCTAAACTATTCAATCAATAAAATAAATACATTTAAAAAATGGCTACAACTACTAACATTACAACTACTTATGCTGGTGAATTTGCAGGGAAGTATATTTCTGCAGCTTTATTAAGCGCTTCTACTATTGAGAATGGTGGAATTGAAGTAAAACCAAACGTAAAGTTTAAACAAGTAATTAAGAAATTAGACACAGACGCATTATTAAAAGATGCTACTTGTGACTTTGACCCAACTTCTACAATTACCTTAACAGAAAGAATTCTCCAACCAAAGGAAATGCAAATTAATTTGACTTTGTGTAAGTCAGATTTTGAAGATGATTGGGAGGCAATTCAAATGGGATATTCTGCATTTGACAACTTACCCCCAGCTTTTTCAGATTTCTTAATTGCACACGTTGCTGCTAAGGCTGCACAAAAAAATGAATTAAACATTTGGAGAGGTGCTGACGCTAACGATGGGGAATTTGACGGTTTAGTAACTTTAATGACCGCTGACGCATCTGTTGTTGATGTAGTTGGAACTACTGTTACCGCTGCAAACGTAATTGACGAATTAGGGAAAGTTGTTGATGCTATTCCTTCTGCAGTTTACGGAAAAGAAGACTTGAACTTATATGTTTCTCAAAACGTAGCAAGAGCATACGTTAGAGCATTAGGCGGATTTGCTGCTTCTGGTTTAGGTGCTAACGGTACAAACGCAATGGGTACACAATGGTTCAACAATGGTTCACTTTCTTTTGATGGTGTTTCTATCTTTGTTGCAAACGGTTTAGCTGACAACTACATTGTAGCTGCTGAAAAATCTAACCTATATTTTGGAACAGGATTACTTTCTGACCATTCAGAAGTGCGTGTAATTGACACAGCAGACACTTTAGGAGACAAAAATGTTCGTGTAGTAATGAGATTTACTGCAGGAGTACAGTACGGAATCGGTTCTGACATCGTTCTTTACACACCAGCATAATTCTAACTAACTAAATTTAAAGGGTGGGTGAGCCGTAAAAGCCTACCTACCCTTTTTTTATAACCCTTAAAATATAAAAATATGGCTTGTGATATTTCAGCTGGTAGATTAGAGCCTTGTAAGGATTCAGTAGGTGGTTTAAAAGCCGTTTACTTTGTGAATTACGATGCAGACATCTATACAGGCGCAACAATAACATCTGGTGAAATTACAGGATTTGATTCTGCAATTACACTTTACAAATACGACCTTAAAGGTGCTAACAATTCTTTTGACGAAACTAACGAAAATTCAAGAGACAACGGAACATCTTTTTGGACACAAACAGGAACATTGGTTCTTAAAAAGCAAGACCTTGCAACACAATCTGAATTAAAATTATTAGCTTATGGAAGACCTTTAGTAGTTGTTGAAGACTACAATGGAAACTTCAGAATGGCTGGATTTGAAAACGGATGCGAGGTAGTTGTAAACACCGCAAGTGGTGCTGCAATGGGAGACTTAAACGGTTACAATATTACTTTCACAGGAACTGAAAAAGAACCAGCAAGTTTTATTGATTCAACAATTATTGGAGACACCACAAACACAACTGTTGTTAGTGGAACATAATTAGATTAGGTTTTAATTGAAAGAAGGGGTAAGTTTTAACAACTTGCCCTTTTTTTTGTTTTTATATTAAACGGACAAAATGATTGTTTTAAGACCAATAGAGACTGCACAAACGCTTAAATTCATACCACGTGAATATAATGCGACTAAGGTTGTTTTGGTAGACGAAAGCACAAATACAGAAGTAGAAATAAACGCTACTTTCACACAAGATAAATACTACTTAACTTCAGATATTACATTTAGTTTAATTGAAGGTAGGTTTTACAATTTAACGGTATATAATGTAAACGATATTGTTTACAAAGACAAGGTATTTTGCACAAGTCAAAACGTGTTAGATTATTCAATTAACAAAGACGTTTACACAAGCAATGTTACAGATAACGAATACATTATTTTATAATGGATAACATACACATAGTAAATTTAAGTAAATACACTTCACCAGAAATTGTTGAAGTTAAAAATAAGGATTGGGTTCAGTACGGTGAAGACAATAATTACTTTCAATATTTAATAGACAGGTATCAAGGTAGCACAACAAACAACGCTATTATAAATGGTATGTCTAAAATGATATACGGAAAAGGTTTAGACGCTACTGATTCTTCACGCAAGCCAGACCAATATGCACAAATGCGTTCTTTGATTTCTAAGGACTGTTTGAAGTCTGCCGTAATGGACAGAAAGATGCTTGGAATAGCTGCTTTACAAGTCACCTACGATAAAGGACTTGTTAAAAAAGTGACACACTTCCCAATGCAAACCTTAAGGGCTGAAAAATGCAATGAAGATGGCGAAGTAGAAGCGTGGTATTATCACCCAGATTGGTCTAAAATTAAACCAAGTGACCAACCTAAACGCATACCAGCTTTTGGATTTGGTGGTAAAAAAGGAAATGA